GGCGACGTAGGCCATCTCCGCCTTGGCGCGCTCCTCGATCTGCGCCTGGTATGCGTCCCTGTCCAGCGCCCCGTCCACGAGCGCGGGCTGCGCGGCCAGCGACTCCAGCAAACGCTTGCGCGCGGCGTCGGGTAGCTCGTAGGTGGCAAGCTGTGCCTCCACGAACTCCACCGCCTCACGCATGACCAGCGCCTGCCGCAGCGTGGCGACCTCGCCCTTCAGGGCTTCGTTCTCTGCCGTCAACTTGGCGGCCTGTTCCTCGGTCACTGTGTTCTCCTTTCGTGGTGCTTGGCGGGGGGCGGCTTCGAATAGCGAGATGATCTTGCCCCCCGCGCCAGGCGTGGTCACAAAGTCCACGCTCCTGGCAGCGGTGAACGACTGAATCACTGGCCCGCGTTTGCCGCCTGCCTCGCCCTCTTTGGCCTTGCCCATGGCCCGAATGCTTACTCCAATATGCGGAGCCAATTCCGCTACGGCGTCGCGGTATCGGCCAAACACCTTGGCGTCGGCATACAGGCCCGGCCCGGCCTTGCCGTCCTCGTTCCACGCGGCGTCGGTGAGAAATTCGCCAGCCAGACGGTCAAGCTCGCCCTCTGGACGATCCGCCTCTTGTGCGGCCGTCGCGTGGTCCCAGAACATCTTGGTTCCCTTCGTGAACACCTTGCCGCCATCGCGCGCCAGCACGTCCGGCGCGTAGTAGCCCGAACTGCCCCAGCCCGGCGCGATCACCTTGACCGTGACCGTGCCGTCTTTGCGAACCGCGCCCTCTTGCAGCGCCACCACGTCGCCCGCCATCTCGATCTCGGCGGCTTCCGCTTCCGGCTCTGCCTCCGGCTCAGCCTTCGCCGCGTCTTCGGCGTCCTTCGCGGCCTGGGCGTCCTCTGCGTCCATCTCGGCTTGCAGGTCGTCCCAGGTGCGCCGCAGCGCCAGCTCTACTTTGTCCAAGTCGTCCTTCAGCGCGGCGGGCAGGCTCCTGTTGGCGAGCAAGGCGCGGGTAGCGCGCAACATCTGCCGCGCCTGCGCTTTGATCGTGATCGCCTCTTGCAACTCATCCATGTGATCCTCCGATAAAGAAAAAAGCCCCTTCACCGAGCGGCGGCTTGCGCGTGCGCTCTGCAAAGGGGCTGGGGGGACTTGCGTCCCGCGAGCCGGTTATGTAGTTATGCCACGCCACCTACGCGGCTTTGGCCTTATCCTCTCACTGTAGGTCGTACTTGCGATTGATGTAGTGCACCAGCATGAGTAGCGCCCGGCGCAGCACCAGCAAGAACTCTTTCACCTCATCGGGCGGCTGCTCACCCACTACGCCTTAGCTCCTGGCTTGCGCCGATACAGCGCCGCACACCGGCACCCAGGAAACCGTAGCGGCTGCTGATGCCCAGATGGAAACGGTTGGTCAATCGGTATCCACTCCTCCGCCTCATTCTCTAAGCACCCGTCGCTTACCCGATCATCGCCAGCCGTCAGCCACGACTTTTCCATCTGAAGGCCCATCTCGCTCAGGCTATTCGCAACCGTGCGATTGCCCGCTTCGTAGGCCATGCCAACCTCGGTCACGGCTACGAGGTGCGCGCGGCTGTCTATGTGCTGCTGCGGTCTACCTTCCGCGAACTCTGCAAAGCGGTCGGTGATGGCCCGCGCCACCCTGTCATAGCTCCAGCCCTCTTCAGCGCCATGGGCCACAACCGTGCGGATGTAGTCCTCAGTCGTCTTGTTAATGTTCGTCACGTTGACCGCGCCATGTTCCCACAGATACCGCTCGGCATAGGGATGGCGCAGGTCAAACGCTACGCCCATGCCCGCGTTCGCCAGCGATTCGCCGCCGATGGTCATAGCGATCTCGATAACCTTGTTAAGCGCGTTCTCGAACGGGTCTTTGGTCGCGTCGCTTACATCCCGCCAAAACGCTTCCCAACTTGGCGGGGTGTAGGGCGGCGCAAACGTCGCGGCCTCCTGGACGGGCCACACCTCGCGCAACTTGGCGAACTTGCGTAGAAACATATCGCCTTGGCGCAGGAACAACGCCGCTACCTCTTGCTGTAGCGCCCGCTCCAGTTGCGCCTTGCGCCGCTCTGCGCTGATAGCGCGCGCCTCGCCCAGAAAGCGATCCGTCGCGTTGAGGAGGTCAAGCGCCAACAAGCAGCCGCTCCATCTCTGCGCGGAATCGCCGCGCGGCCTGCACAATCGGCTCGTCATCGTCCATCGGCGCGGGATCGTCGCCGTCGTCCTCTGGCTCTTCACCCGGCACAGGCTCAGGCGCGGGCGGCTCTGGCATCGTCGGCTCGCCAGTCACAGGATCGGGCGGGTAGATGGTCTCCATCACCGCGTCCACATCCTCGACGCCCAGCGCCGTCAAGAGCAGCCTGCTTACCGTCATCGGGTCAATCGTCTGCGCCATGGCAGAGCCGCCCAACGTCGCCGCCTTGACCACGCTCTCCACCGTCGCGGCCACGTCATGCTCCAGGATCGGCGGGAATGTCACGGCCACAGTCGCGTCGCGCTCCTCGCCGTCCTCGCCAGCGGGCAGCGTGACCACCGGCGTACCGTCGTCCTCTTCGGTGATCGTGCCGGGAATAATCGCCGCCTTGACCGCGTGATAGACCACGTAGTCGCAAATGTCCTGCAACACATCGCCCCACAAGCTCTGCCGCGCCACGAACTTGAGTTCCGTGGGCCGGTCCAGGCTGCGCGCCGTGGCAAGCGTCCCCACTGACACGTCGCCAAAGAACGACTCAGGGATGCCCATAGCCGACGCCACCATGAGCAGCAGCCGCCGCCCGTCCTCTGCCGAGGTGGTAGCGCCCGCCGTGCGAATGGGCTGCATCCCGACGCCCTCTTGCCCGATGAACGTGCTTCCAGTCACCGGCGGCGGGTTGGTCTCCGTCGAGCCGCTTGAGCCGATGGTGGTGGATAGCTTGGCTTTCGCGGTGGCAATACCGGCTTTGGTCTTGACGGTGAGCTGCCACGCAAAGCGGCTGTACGCCCGCACGATGGTGGCCCAGTCCTCAAGGAACTGCTTATACGCCTTGGCCCAATCCAGCGCCGCGTACACCTCGGACACGCCAAAGCGCATATCTGACAGCCCGCCCACCTTGACGTGGTAGACGGGTTCGCTTGCTATCTCGCCGTCCGTGGGCTTATCGCTGCCGGTGTAGCGCCAATCGCGGTAGTAGACGGCCTTCGGCTGATACTGCCCATTGTCCTGGCGCACAGAGTACACGCGCTTATACCACCACGGGTCTTTCGCGTCCTCCGGGTTGGTCACAATGTCGTCAATCTCGGTTTCGGGGATGGTGCGAACACGGACGCGGCCCGCCTTGACGAAGAACACGAAATAGACGTTGCCGAACAGGGTGAGTTCGGCTTCCTTCATCATCATGGCCTGCTGCGAGGTGAGTTCGGCCTGGTTCTTGGCGTCGTCCAGGAAGTATTGTACCGCGTCGTTAACGTCCTGGTCTTTAGCCGCGATCTCAACGCCCTGGCCGAACACGTAGTACGTCTGCACATTCACGCCGCGCTGAATGAGCGGGTTCTTCAGCCAGTACAGCCTGACCAATGCATTAATCTTTCGCAGCGCCTCGCGGCTGAATTCCGCGTCAAGCGACTGCGACAGGGTGGTCCACCCGTCGGCGTCAAGCTGGTACTCCAGCGCGGTGAGGGTCTCGCGCAACGTCTCGTTGTCCCACGCGAGATTGGCGACCTCAGCACGGAGATCGTCCAGCTCAGTAGGGGCTGATTGCAACTCGTTCGTCATAGACGTAATTGCCTTCCGGTGGCGTGTCCTCTGGGATCGCGCCAACTAGCGCATAGCGCAGCGCGTCCATCGCGTGATCGTTCTCTTTGGTCGGCTCGTCTCGCAAGCCGCCCTTGCCCTCGCGCCAGCAATAGCTCTCGAACTCGGCTATCAGGTTGGCGCAGCTTGGCGATACCGTCAGCCTGGGCCGCCCATCACCTTGCACCGCTAGCGCCGCCTTGACCACCTGTATCCCGTCAAGCACCGCGTTTGGCGCAGAGTTGGCCGCCAGCCCTGCGAATCGCATATCGGCAATCAGGCCAGCGGCAGACGGGTCAACGAATAGATAATCAGCTTGCGTCTCAAAGGCCAGCCGCTTTGCTTCGGCGATCACCTCAGCCTGTAGCGCCCTGCGGCGATAGAACTCGGTGATTACATGGGCGCGCCCGTCGCCGTCAATGCCCACGACCAGGATCACGGCGGGGTTGGTGTAGCCTTCATCGCAGCCCAGAATCACCTGCGCCCATGGGCCGCCGCGCTCTTGCACATGGACCTCTCGACTAAACTCCTCGTACACCAAGCCCTCGAAACCGACGAACTCGCCTTCCAACTCTTGCCGCGCAAATAGGCCAGTGTATGCCGCCTCTAGCGACGTGATGAACTCTGGCGCTAGGTGCGTGTTATCCCGCGTGTGCGCCCGAAAAAGCGTCAACTGCGGCAAGATGGCATAGAGCCAGTTGCGGCCCTTCGGCGTGGAGGTGATCCAGCAAGGGCCAGCCTTGCCATGCCCACGCAAGCGGCCTATGACCACGTTCCACGTATCCGGCGGGCAGAGCGCCGCCTCGTCAATGTGCGCCCAGTCTATGTTAGGCCCGCGCAGCCGGTCAGGGTTATCCGCGCTGCGAAACAGAACTTCAGCGTTGCCGATCCTGGCGGTGAACTCGCTGCGGTTGTAGCTTGTGATCGCATCGCCGCATATCTCTTGGTAGCTGCGCCAGGTTGCGTCCCTTAACATGGGATATGTTGGCGCTATCACCAGGCCCACGCTTGGCTCGGCCGCGCTGCGAATAAGCGCCTTGACCGCACCTGCCCACGACTTGCCAGAGCCGATCCCGCCGATGAAGGCGGTAAAGCGGTCTGGGCAGCGGATGAAGTTATCCTGTGTCGCCGTCGGGCTGATTTTCATGCGGTATCACATACTCAATCAATAGCGCGCTGCCATTCGGCCCACTTAGCTCGTGCGATTGCTTGGCTGGCCCGTCAATGTGCACATACATCCACTTGACCGTCTCTAGCCAATCTCGCGGCTCGACTGTCCAGGTTACACCGTCCGGCATTGTCACCTTGCCCGTCGTGACAAGCTCCCAAAGCGCCTGCGCGATAAACCGCTTGCCCGACAGCTTCTTACCATCTGGCATAACAATAGAGCGACTACCGGCTGCCTCCAGTATCGCCGTCAGCGCCCGCTCTTTCGGTGGGCGTCCATTCGGGTTTCCGCTTTGTCCTTTGGGCCAGGGCACGATTGTTGTCCTCTGTAAAACAGTTAGCCGCTGGTTCCACCGTGATTCTCAGCACCCTCTCCCGCCACAACAGCAGCTTGAGCGCGTCGGCCTCGTCTGTCTGCGGCACGTCTAGCTGGATGCGTAGGCCGCCGTCACCACTCACCTTCACCGCCGACAGGATCGGCGGCAGCGTCGCCTCGAAGGTCGCCGATTCCTTCACCAACCCGCTCTCCCATCCCGCAACTGCGCCTGTACTCCGCGTTGGCGTCCTCGTCCTCGTATGGCGCGTAGGCCATAAGCGCGTCCGGCTGCGCGTCGCTGCAACTTGGCGCGTTGCCATCCAGGTCCAGGCTCACCATCGGCGGCTCGGCCATCTCTGCTCGCCTGCGCCTTTGTTCCAGCCGCTTGAGCAGTCGCGCCCATTCGGGCCATGTCGTCACCGACGGGCCAAGTGCCCATCTCGCCGCACAGTCCATGCAAACCCAAAGCGTACCAACCACCGGGCCATCACAGATCATGCAGCGAGATGAGTGGCACATAGTTATTTGGCCTCTATCCTCAATTACGCAAAAGACGCGGGAATTATCGTATTCCCGCGTCTAGCTTGGTCTCAATTCGCTTCTTTGCGCGCATGATGCGCCCGTTTAGTGAGGATTGGCATATCCCTAATGTGTCCGCCGCCTCCTGCTGCGTGTAGCCGTGGTAGCAAACCAACAGAAGCGCGTGCCATTGGCGCTCTGTGAGATCGTCCACCGCGTCATCGAGGTCCATGCGCTCCTCAGCACTCAGCACCCGCTCACCTCCAATCGTCCCCTCGCGTAGTCTGCATCAATGTCGGCCAGGTCGCACCACCATACGAACTCTGGCGAGTTGATCCACGCGCCGATCTCGCCTCTTACAGCCGACGGCGGCGGCGTCTCGTCGCTTGCTACGCGCAGGTAGCGCGCCTTGCGGTACTCCTCGAAGGCGTGCGCTACCATCGCGCGAGCCAGGTATAGAACCGGGTCGTCGGTCTGCTCAAGCCGGTCTGCCTGCACCTGCAAGTCGAGCCACGCCCGATGCACCAAGTCACACGCCATGCCGCGTCTCCTGCTCTGACAGCGCCTTGCATACCGCTCTGTACGCACTCGCGCCTTCCAGCGCGCTCGCCACCAGCCCAACCACATTTGCCCATAGCGGCCAGAGCGTCCATTCCCCGCGTACCGCCGTGGCGATAGACATGGACCAGTAGCACGCGAAAAAGCAATGCCACCCGAACCAGCACAGATCAGCCATGCTTCGCCCTCATCTGCACCCGCGAGTGGCGCAGCGTTCCTTCATCACCTGTTGCGCGTCCGACTCCATGAGCGCCAGAAACAGCACGCCTATTCCCGTCATAGTCAACTCCTTCCACGCGCCGCGCACCAAGTCACAGGCCATTTACCACCACCACGTCGGCGCGGTACATCCGTTCCAGGCTGCCCTTGCCATACTGTGCTTCCAGGCCTTGCCGCGCCTTGAGCGCATACTCTGGCCTGTTGTTCATCCACAGCCTGCTAATGCGGTCAAACTCCGCCTCCACCCGCGCGGCCTCTGCCAGTGCCGCGCCATGGTCGTGATAGACGGCCCACACGTCCCAATCCTCGTCGCCCCAGATCGTTACGACATAGTGAACGTCGCTCATATCCCCCTCCTCCGCATCCCCTCGCTCATCTTGCGCCCGCGCCACCAGTTACGCTTGCGCGGCTCCCTCGGCTCGCGCTCAGGCCACCACGAAAGGGTAAACTCCATCTCTTCGCGCCGTGCCAGATCAGCCACGTATCCCAGAGACAAACGCGGCACTTGCCCAATTGGAATAAACTCGCCGTCAATCTCGATGCCTGTCACTCGCCCCTCAATGTCGCTCATATCTCCAACTCCGGGCCGGTCAACACCAGCTCCAACGTACACGGATCGTTCTTGAGACTGTAGCCGGGTGCTGGCCCCGAAACCGCCCGCACTATCACGTGGTCCGCCGTGAACTCGCGCCCCTGTGGATCGCGCAGCGTTAACACCATCGGCTTGCCCTGCATGAACTGGTCTATGAACTCGCGTATCTTCATATCGCTATCATCCTCCCCACTTGCGCCCTCTCTCCCGTCACTATTCGCTCCACATACCGCCGCACCTCTGGCCCCAGCGCGTCCATCCAGCCGTCGCCGTACTCTGCCAGCAGCCGATTGACTGCCGCGTGGCCCAGGTTATACGACGCCACCGCCTGCCGCCAACGCTCTTGCTCGGTATCGGCGTCGAAGCGATAGGAGTAGTTCCAGCGCAGAATCCACGCGCCCATCGCCAGATTCGCCTCCGGCTCGAATGGGTCATCGGGCCACCAGTCCCACGCGGCCTGGTTGATCTGCGCCAGTCCCACGCTGGAGGCCGTCGCCGCCCGCACGTCCCAATCGCTCTCAGCCCCGACGAGGCGGCAGAACACCGCCCCATCGAGGTCGAGGGCAAGCGCAGCGGCAAGAGCCAGCACGCGCAAATCAGGCACGTCGCGCCCCGTCAACAACTCTGTCCGCATTGCCACCCAAGAATATCACACCAGGCACAGTAGAAGTCACCACAGGATCACACCACGCGCCAACAACGCCGCTCGCCTTGCCTTCCAGCGCCGCCACCCGCGCGGCAAGCTCGTCCACCCGCTTGCGTAGCGTGATAATCTCAGCCTTTAGCTCGCGTTTAGTCGCCATGCCCTTCCTCCCTCGTCAACTTGGCCTCCGCGTCCGCGATGATCTGCTCAAGCATCGTCGCCAACTCCGAATAGCACTCCCAGTTGCGCCTCGCCACGGCCAGCAGCGGGCAATCCTCACGATAGGTGTGCGTCGTCTCGCCAAGTGTGAGCATGGCCCCCTCTACGTTCACAAGCCACCGCTGGGCCACCCGCAGCCACGCGCGCGCTTCTGCGTTGCCACCGTCAATCTCCATACGCCTCCCCTTTCGTCTGCCGCTCATTCTATCAAGCCGCCGCTCCCACTTGGCGAGACGCGGCTCAGTCGGCGCGGCCTCCTCGCATACCCCAAGCGCCTCCGCGACCTTGCGCCGCATCTCGTCAACCTCTTTCGTGAAACGGCAGCAAGCCTCGCCATACGTCTCGCCGTGCGGCGCGCTGGCAGTCGCGTCGCTATT